TTAAAACCTCCTATTTTTGATAAGTTAATTATACATTTCTTAAAATAATGGAAAATCTATTTAAATATTCTGAAATTTTTAAGGGTAGAGCTGCAACAAAAGGACAGATACTTGGAACAATTCCTAGTAACTCTAAATTTATAGAAATAATAGGAATAAATTATGGAGATGATAATAATTTTTACTATTTTGCTCCAATCATATTAAGAACAGAAATTATAAGAAATAAAGATGTAGCATTTGCAGTAGGAGTAACTTCTGATACAAGAGAATTTGTTTTAAGTTTTAAAAATAATGTAATAACAATTACTTATTCTACTCTTGTAAACTCTACAGCTGATAATAACTTTATTGGGCAAATTTTATCTGTAAATTATTAAAATATTTTTACACCCATTATCCGTAGTCCTGTACATTTAATATTACCAAAGTTATAAGTTCTAAATACTTGGAAACTATTATCACTTTCAACTATTTGAAAAATAGTATGTTCACCTTCTGGATTTGGTATTGGAACGAACAATCTACTATTATCACTTTTAAATAATGAGCTAATTATAGATGTGTGTGAAGAAAAAAATTGAATTACAATAAATGGGTAGTTTTTAATAGCTTTTTTATACTCTGCTAATTCAGAGACTCCCCATATAATTTCGTTAGTTGTAAATATATTTTTACCTGAAATATATGATTTATCTAAAAGAATTTTATAATCACTTGTATTTAGATTTTCCATTATTTTAAGAAATGTATAATTAACTTATCAAAAATAGGAGGTTTTAATTATGCAATTATTGGTGTTGGAAAATTTAAAGAAGGAAAATGTGGAAATTTATTTGGAGTATTTAAATAGTTGTAAAAGCAGTAATTGGGAGACGTGGGAGACCACGTATAAAACTTACTGTAACAATTTTAAGTTATTTCTAGTTTGGTTTCAAAAATCTTATAAAAACAGGTTTTTATTGAGTAAAGAAACATTACTAGAAATGCCAACTATAATGGAAAGCTACAGGAATTACTGTAGAAGTTTAGGGAATAGCAAAAGGACTTTGATGAACAAAACTACGGCAATATCTACTTTTTATGCCTGGTGTGTTCGTAGAAACAAAATTAAATACCATCCTTTCGATAGTAAATTGGATAGGTTAAGGTTTACCGAAAAAGACAAGGTTAGGAACAGTTATTTTCTTACAACAGAACAAATATTGACAGTTCGCTTATATATGCAAGTTGAATTTAAGAAATATGATTTACAAGATAGGATTTTATGGGAACTTTTTTTAGATAGCGCTTGTCGGATATCTGCTATTCAAAATTTAAAGATGGAACAGCTAGATTTAGAAAATGGGTATTTTAGAGATGTTAAGGAGAAAGAGGGCTATATAGTAAATGCTTTCTTTTTTAACAAATGTAAGGAACTAATAAAAGAATGGATTAAATATAGAGAAGAAAAGGAAATAAAAAGTGAATGGTTCTTTATTACAAAATACAAAAAAGAGTATAGGCAAATGACACAAGGAGCTATTCGTGGAAGAATAAAGAAGCTAGGAAAAATTTTAGGAATTGAGGATCTATATCCTCATACATTAAGAAAAACTAGCATTAATTTAATAAATAATTTAGCTGGACTAGGCTTAGCTAGTAGTTATGCAAACCACTCTAGTAGCGGAGTTACAAGCAAACACTATATAGCTAAAGCTAATCCAACAGAGATAAGAAATAGCATTATAAATGCAAGAAAAAAGTTAGGTATTTTTTAAATTAATATTATAGAGATTTTCAAATTTATAAAGAATTTAAGATTTAATTTTGTAGCTTTGAGCATATTTTTATATTTTTTCTTAAATATAATTTTTAAGAATTTTATATATAAGTCACTCAAAACAGCATTTTTAATTATAAAAATCTGAATAAATTTGAAAATCTATTCACATTTGAAAGGAGAAATTGATATGAAAACAATAAATTTTTATAAAAAGACAGATAAAGTTTTTTCTGTTTATGCTGAGTCTTTGGAGAATGTTATAAATAGTCCTCTATCATACTTTCAAGGATATACAAATGATATGATAATAACTGATATAACATATCAATATCCAATATTTAAAGATGATGTATTGAGAGAAATGACAAAAGAAGAAAAAATAAGAGCTGGTATTGATGTACAATTAGAACCAGGAGAAATTATAAAAGATAGAAACTTGATTAAAATACCTCAACCTAGCAAATATCACACTTGGGATAATGTGAGACAAGAATGGGATATAGATTTGAAAGAGGTAAAAAGAACTTTTAGGCACAAGTTTCAAAATATTTTATTAGAGAAAGTTTATGAAGATTACAATTACAATGGTAAAGTATTTCAAATGGGACCAAATGATGAGTTGAATTTTTTAAGAGTTAAATCTGCAATAGATATAGCAGGTAACTCAGATGATGCTGGACTAATAGAACAAGCATTAAAAATATTGAATATAGAAGTTACAGAAGAAGTAAAAACAGGTATTAAAAAAGCTATAAAAGATAAAAATTTGATGGCTTTTATAAAATCTTTACCAATAAATTGGAGATTGAAAGATAATTCAGTTGCTAAAGTAACATTTACTGATATAAATAATATTTATTTGATGTGGATATTAAGAGGAACAGCTGCACAAGAAAAATATACAGCAATAACTCTTAAAATTTCAACAGCTAAAACAGTAAATGAATTAGAAGCTATTAAGTGGGAATAAAAGAGTTAAATCAATTAAAGGTAGTTTTATATAGCTACCTTTTTTTAATGGCTTTAAATGGCAAATTACGAGGTCGGTTTAATAATTTTTATATAAATAAATAAAGGAGTTGATAAGTATGTTTGTTTTATCACAAAAAAGCTTAGAAAAATTAAATGGTGTCCATATAAACCTGGTTAATTTTTTTAAAGAATTAATCTTAGTAAGCCCTTGGGACTTTAATATTACAGCAGGAGTTAGAACTGCAGCAGAGCAAAATTTAGAATATCAAAAAGGTAGAACATTACCTGGAATAAAAGTAACAAAAGTAGATGGGTATAAACAAAAATCTAATCATCAGATCAAGTTTGATGGTTTTGGATATGCCGTAGATATTGGAGTTCTTATAAAAGAAAAAGTTAAGGTAAAAGTTAAGGAAAATGGAAAAGAAATAGAAAAGGAAGTTGAAAAAACAGTTTACAAAGGAAGTTGGAAAGATTTTCACTACTATCAAGATATTTATAATGTTGCAAAAGAGAAGGGACTTTTAGAAAAATATGGTATTGAGTGGGGTGGAAATTGTTGGAAATCATTTAAGGATGCTCCACATTGGCAAATCAAAGGAGCAGATAAGGTAGCTTTTAAATAATAAACAGTCTGGCCAGACAAATTTATTATAAAAATTAAAAAATTTTAGGAGGTTTTAATTATGAAAGATTTTATTTATGGTATGTTTTTTAAAGTGTATGCAATTTTTATGAGTTTTACTTGGGAACAATGGTGCTGGATGGCATTAGCTGCTGGAATAGTTACTTATATGGTTTATAACAGAAAGAAGTATGTGCAAATATTTGATAATGCAGTGGTGTATGCAGAAACATCTTTTAATTATGGAGATAATCTTAAAAAGCTAGATGGAGCTGTAACATTTATAATAGAAAGAACAAATAGTCTACCATTTATAGCAAGAGTTATAATCAGAAAATTTTTAAGTAGAAAAAGAATGGTAGATATTATAGAAACAACACTACAAAAGTTTTCTAATGTATTTGGAACAGGAAGAAAAATAGATATAAAAGGAAATGAGGAAGATGGAGAAAACTAAATTAATCCTGGAACCAATTTCAAATGGAAAGGCAATTTTGCTAGAAGAGTATGTTTATGATATAAATGGGTACTTGATAAGAGTACCCAAATCTTTTATAACAGATGGGGCTTCTGTCCCTAAAAGTTTACAATGGTTATATAATCCTTATGGTAAATATATTAATGCAGCAGTTATTCACGATTATTTGTATTCAACATATAACAATACTGGTATAAATAGAACTCTTTCAGATAAAATATTTAGACATATTATGCAAGAAACAGGAGTAGATAACAGGACTGTAAGAAGATTCTATACCGCTGTAAGATGTTTTGGGGAAACATCTTGGAAACCTAAATTGTTAAATGAAGGTTATAAAGATAAAGCTATTATAGACAGGACAAAGGAGGCTAAGGAATATTATAATTTTTGGGATAAGGTATTAGGATTGTAGGTGATTATATGGAACAATTTTTGGGAATAATAGAATATGTATTAAAAAATTATGGAATACCTGGAGGGTTGTTGCTTTACTTTCTATGGAAAGATAGTAAGACATTTGAAATGTACAGAAATACGATGAAAGACATAGTAAATGAGTTAAAGTTAATGAGAGAAGAGCAAACAGAATTAAAAAAAGATGTTGAAGAAATTAGAAAATTTATAAAATAAAGGGGTAGTTTTTATACTACCCCATCTTTTTTTATTGCTTAAAAGTATGAATTTATCTATATTTAAAAATTTTAAAAAAATATTAAAAAAAGTGTTGACATACTTGTACAAGTATGATATTATAGAAGTACCTCGAAGGAAGGAGGTGATAAAATGAAAA